GGCTAGACACTTCATACCTGATGGACAACTGACCCCACACCCTCAGTGTTTCAGTGGGCTTGACCATCTAAAGACAGATGAGAAGTGGCCCATCATGGCTTACCGGGCGTTCTATAAGGTTGACAAGACTAAGTTCGCAAGATACAACAAGGGCAGAGATATGCCGAAATGGATGAGATAAAAAGGAAAACAAATCATGGCTAAAAAGAAAACAGATACAGTAGACCTATCAAAAATGTCTGAATGGGAAGTTAAAAAATACCACAACAAGCAACAGTGGGACAGTTTGACAGAAGAACAACGCAACGCCGTTATGTCTTTTATGAAACCTATGGTGAACATACGTCACTCAGTCAGTGAGTTGATGCCCCTAGACTACGACTCTCTGTGCAAGATTGACGCAGCGTGGTACAAAATTAAGGGTGCCTTTGGTTTAGACATAGATTCATATGAGGGTTGGAAATGATTGAAACATTACTTATACTACATATAGTGTTTTTTGTGGCTGTATATACATGACGGTATCTACAGTATGGATAATACTATTAATATTGTTTTTTATACTTGCTATTAAACTTAGTAAGTGATATAACATATCATCAGTTAACTTTTAAAAAGGAATACGCTTATGTTTACAGAAAATATGAATTTCAACATGCCTGATAACCTAGATTTTGACGTAGCGTTTGAGCCTACTAAGGTAGAGGATAAGAAGTACGTCATTAATGGGTCTACAGGTGAATATATTGGCGTTGTGGGTAATGGTTTTACCTGTGCTAGTCATGGTGACTTTTTCAGTAAGGTTGTTGACACTACCGTTAGCACACTTTCATCAGAACAGCTTAAAAATGCAAATTTAAGGTGGCGTACCGCACATAAAGATGGTTGGGCTATGATGGATATGATGCTACCTAACGTCAGTGCTAAAATTACCACAGATAAACACGAAACTACTGTTATGAAGCGAGTAATTGCTTTACATGGCGTAAATGGTACGTGTTCAAACGTAACACTGTTTGGTTCTATAGACTTCTTCTGCCTAAATGGTCAGGTCAGAGGCGAACATAGTAAGATTATGCGTAAGAATACGTCAAACTTCTGCCTAGACACCTTCGCTGATGAATTAGAGAAGTCTCAGCAGGACTTTACCGTACAGGCAGAGCAGATGCAGCGGTGGGCGGAGACAAGTTTAGTCACTGTAGATGTTAAGGCTCTGTTAGATACTATCATGCGCTCCGACAGAAAGGCAGATAAAATGTTTGCCTTATATAACCAAGAGGTAAGTCAGCGTGGTCGCAATCTATGGTCGCTGTACTCCGCTTTTACTAACTACGCAAGCTATGCAGATGAACGTAATGGTTTTAACCAGCGTAACACGGGCAGTGACACACAAGACAAGTCGTTGTTCATGCGTGAGATTGAAGTGGCTAAGTGGATTGACACACCAGTATTCAAGCAATTGGAGGCAGCGTAATGCCACTGTCTGAAAGACGAAAAATGCTAAAAAGAGGATACAACCGAAAATATTATCTTAGAAATAAAGCCTTTGTTGATAGGATAAAGCTAAGATATGGTTGTTCCTCTTGCGGCTATAAAGAACATTCTTGTGCTTTACATTTTAATCATCTGGATAGGTCAACAAAGAAAACAGATGTTGCAAAGATGATGGCAAACGGCAGAAACGGATTAAAAAATGAGATTAGAAAATGTAATATATTATGTGCTAATTGCCATGCCGTTAACACATATAATCAGAGACAATCAGGAAAACTGTAAATGAAGCTATCTAAACTCATAGAAGATTATTATTCTTCCTACGATTACAAGCAGTTACGTGATGAAACTAAAGCACAATATAAATACTTTCTTAACGTAATGAGCAACACACAGGTAGAGGGTAAAGCCCTCTGCCAGTACAATGTAGATAAGATAACTACAAAGATGGCTAAGATGTCATACAATGAATGGTGTGATAAAGGACTACATATGGCTAATCATGTAATGTCTGTGACACGAGTTGTATTTAATCACGGCCTACGTGAGGAACTGTGTTTGACTAATCCTTTCGCTAACGTGCGTAGGAGAGCCGCTGATAAGCGTAAGGTTGTCTGGGGTAGAGAGGATGTAGAGAAGTTCTTAGACACCGCCTACAGCGATTTTAGCACCCGTAACATAGGTTTGATTGCACATATGGCATATGAATGGTGTCAGCGTCTAGGTGATATGCGTATGCTCACATGGGATAACATAGACTTCGATACGCAAACCGTTAGTATAGAACAATCTAAACGCCGGGCTGATGTACACTTACCTATATCAGATGATTTATTTGATATGCTAAAGCAGCAACACGAAGATTTTGGTTTTCAATCTTACGTTGCACCTAGACCTAACTCTATTAAGGGTGAATACAGACCTTACTCACTACATAAATTACCTACACACGGCAGAAAACTGATGCAGTTAGCTGGCCTGTCGGATGAATTACGTTTGTCTGACCTAAGACGTACAGGAACAACAGAAATGGTTGAGGCAGGTGTCGGTATGGCACAAATAATGTCGGTTACAGGACATGCTAATCCTCAGTCTGTTAAACCATATTTAAAAAATACGTTACTAAGTGCAAATAAAGCATTGACGGACAGAAATATACATGCTAAAAGCATTTCAAGTGCCGCAAAGGAAAGTGTATAATGTATAATATATATAACACTATAAGTGATTTAGATATTACTAATGGTGAGACACGTAGGATGAATTGTCCTAGTTGTAATGGTTACAAAACATTTACAGTAACCAACAATATGGGTAGTCTTATGTGGAATTGTTATAAAGTATCTTGTAATTTATCTGGGTCATCACGTGTTAAAATGTCTGCGAATGATATTCGTACAACATTTGCAGGTGGTATAAGCAAAGATAAAGAAGCTGACGTATTTGAATTACCTAGTTCCGTGATGAAACATGGGGGTCGCACAGAGGTTATTGATTGGTGTACTCGTTGGGATATTGACGCTGATGAATTAAACCTTTTGTATGATGTAAAAGAAAACAGGGTAGTGTTTCCTGTTGTACAGGACAACAATATGGTGGACGCTACAGGACGTTCATTGGGTAAAAAACTACCTAAATGGAAAAGATATGGAAATAGTGGCTTGCCATACTCATTCGGGTGTGGTAGTGTCGCTGTAGTTGTTGAGGACTGTGTGAGTGCTGCAGTTGTTGGTAGTGATGTATTAGTTGGGGTAGCTGTGTTGGGTACGTCACTATCTGAATCACACAAGAGGTATCTCATGCAGTTCTCGACAGCAATTATTGCGCTAGACCCTGACGCACTGACTAAGACCCTAGCGTTTGCAAAAGAATTACGAGGCTATGTATCGGATGTAAGGGTACTTAGATTAATAGATGACCTCAAATATCGTAACCCTAACGATATATCTAACCTACACAGCATTGGAGTATAATATGGAATTATCACTAATTAGAAGTTTAATGAACAAAGAGTTTTATGACGAACACCGTGGCGCACGTTGCCCAGACCGTCTATTCAGTAAAGATGTAAGAAAGATTAAACAAGCCATTGATGGTGCAATGGACAGATATGAAAGAACAGTAACCCCAGATGAGATTGAGGCACTGTTTATATCAAACAATCCGACTATGACTACAGCCCAGAAGCAAGCATACTCTGCTCTGTTTTCTCAGGTTAAGAAAGAAATACCTATGGGTAGTGATGTAGCACAGGAAGTGTTATCAAAACTATTTCAACAGGTAATTGGTGAGGATATTGCTAATCTTGGCTTTGACTACGTTAATGGTGACAAGAATAATCTTGAGCCACTACGACATTTGTTAGAGCAATACGGTGACGATTTCACACCAAACTTAAATGTTGAATGGGATGACATCGACATTGAGACACTGATTGCACGAAATGACCTTGAAGCACGTTGGTCATTTAACATACCCAGTCTTACACGTAAGGTTGAGGGTGTTAACGCAGGACACTTGATTGAGATTGGTGCTAGACCTAATACAGGTAAGACATCATTTCATGCGTCACTTATTGCATCGCCCGGCGGTTTTGCATCACAAGGTGCTAACTGTATCGTATTATGTAATGAAGAAGGGTATCATCGTGTTGGTGCCAGATACTTGACAGCGGCTACAGGCATGACGATGCAAGAGATTGGTAAGAACCCAGCTAAAGCACGTGACTTGTACCAGCCTGTCAAGGAACGTATTAAGATTAAGGATGCTACTGGACGTGACATGAATTGGGTAGAGTCTATTTGTAAGTCATACAAGCCCGACATCGTGCTTCTTGATATGGGAGATAAGTTTGCTAGAACAGGTGGCTTTGCACGTCCTGACGAGGCTCTAAAGGCTAATGCGGTACATGCTAGACAGATTGCTAAAGAGCATGAGTGTGCTGTCTTCTATATGTCACAGCTATCAGCAGAGGCAGAGGGTAAGGTTCTATTGAACCAGTCGATGATGGAAGGCTCACGTACAGGTAAGGCAGCGGAAGCTGACCTCATGGTACTGATTGCTAAGAACCCTGTTGTTGATGGTGCTGAAGAAGAAGATACACAGCGTCACTTAAATGTAGTAAAAAATAAGTTGTCAGGATGGCATGGTGTGGTACACTGTGAACTTGAATACAGAACAGCGAGGTATACAGTATGAAACTAACACTTGACGTAGAAAACACTACCACTATGCGTAATGGTAAGATGCACCTTGACCCCTTTGAGCCTAACAACTCATTGACTATGGTTGGTGTGTTGACTGACCAAGGCCAAGAAGACTTGATTACCTTTGACCACAATGAGCGTGAGCCTACATATCATGGACACAACCTGATTCAAAAGTGGCTTGACCAAGCTACGGTGTTAATCATGCATAATGC